AAGTAATTATGACAATTAAAATGCAACCCAAGAAGTACGAAGAGCAAAAAGAATTTAACCAGCGATGTATGAATAACGCTCAGTTAGGCAGTAGTTATCCTAATAGAGATGATAGATTTACGGTATGTCAGATGCTCTGGAAAAAGAATTTCGACCCTAAACAGTAGTTATTAACTAAAGTTTGTTTATATTTGTTGAAACATAAACAGATAAAAACATGAAAGCACTATTTAAATTGCCCAAGTTTATTGCAGCGATGGTCTTCCTCGCCTTTTTTTACCTAATTGAAACCATACTAATGATTATCTACTTAATAGTAGAGACGCCTATGTCTTGGTTACTTGACAGGGTTGAAGGTATTATTAAGTACTTAATTAAGAATACATAGACATGGGAAAGACAAGAGAATTATTCGAGGAGTTACAGTTTGAAGACAACATCGGTGAAGAGGCTAGAGCTGAATTGCATTGGATGGAACAGGAATGGTTAGAAAGAAATAATAAGTAATATGGTATTTACATTAGATGGTACAGCTTGGAGTGAGAAGAAGCTGCTAAAAAAAATGGAAGGCGATGAGTTCTACTTCGGTTCAGAAGGAAAGCTATACTTATCTTCTTCATCAATTAAGGGCTTATCTAAAGACCCTAATAAGTTTATCTACAACCTAGAGAGTGAGGAGGAGGTAGAATATAAGCCTAACCCTGCATTTGACTTTGGTTCATTATTCCACTGGTACATATTAGAGCCAGACGTATATAAGAAGCAGACATTTGTAGATGTAGATAGAAGAGCAGGTCAGGAATGGAAAGAAGCTGTAGCAGAGCATGGCAGAGTATTCTTAAAGAAGGATAAAGATAAGGTTGAGGAATTAGCTGAACTCTTTTTGTCTTGTGGTAGGATAAGTGATTTACTTAAGAACAGCACACCAGAAGTTCCTGCAGTTGGAACTATAGATGGTATATGCTTTCGTGCTAAGGCTGATATACTAGGTAAGGGTTTTATTGCAGATTTAAAGACTACTGCTAATCTAAAATGGTTTAAGCAGGATGCCAGAAAGTTTGGTTATGCAGCTCAGGTATATATTTACTGTCATTTGTTTAACGTTGATTATAGAAACTGGGCATTTATAGCTGTAGATAAGGTTACAGGTGAGTTTGGATTCTTTACAATATCAGAAAGATTCTACTTAAGTGGTAAGGAAATAGTAGATAGGGGTATTGCTAACTACAAAGAAATAATGGCTGGTAAGAGAGACTTCGAACCATTTTATATAGAAGATGTTATATGAGTTACTACAGTAAAAACGAGTGTTACGCAGATGTGTTTATGGCTTTAACTACAGGTATAGTAGAAGAGTCTGAATTATATTTACTTAGACAATACTACGAAGATACTGAACAATACGAGTGCTGTCAAGGATTAGTTGAGGCATACATTGATTACAAAAAAGAATTAGAAGATGTTACAGAAGATAAAGGAGTTAGTACAGATTGAAACAAAAATAAGAGATATATCTAAAAGAAGTAGGCTACCAGATATAGTTGATGCCAGAGTAATGTATTATTACTTAGCTAAAAAATACACAGGACTTAGTTATCATAGGATAGCAAGGTCAATAGATAGAGACCACGCTACCGCTTTACATGGTATGAAGTCTTATGGTAATTGGAATTTTGCATCACTCCAGTATAGAAAACAACTTGATAAGTTGCACGCTATAGAGCAGTTGATACCTGAAATTCAGGAATCACATATAGAGTCTGCAGATTTACATGAACTGTTTAAGGCTAGGAATATAGCTTTAAATTCACAGGTATCTGAGCTTTTAAATGAAATAAAGCAAAAGGATGCAGAGATTAAGAAGTTAAAGAATTGGAGGACTATTTAAACTATGAATTATGTTTTATATATTTGGAAGTTTGATACTAGTAATGATGTTAATGATTGAATAATGGAAGAAGAAAAGAAACCAGACGGTCGTAGAAACAATGGAGCTGTAAAAGGTGTCTCCAGAGGGCAAGGTAGACCTCGTAAGACCAAGAACAAGGACATTGATAAGATGACCTTAAACGCCTTAAAGAAAGCCTTTGGTAGCGAGGAGAAAGCATGGATAGAGATAGCTAAACTAGCTAAGGGAGGTTCTACCCAGCACATGAAGTGGCTACTAGAATATAGATACGGTAGACCTAAAGAGCAACAAAGCATACAAATAGACACTAAGATTAACATACCCGTGATTGAATTCGCAAAACCCGATACAATAGATATAACACCAGAAGATGAAAGAATCGAGCTTAATAGAGATGAGAAATAGAATTGATGTGCTAGAGAGTGCAGTTACATACTGCCTAACTACTATCAAAGAATTAGAAGGATACATACAAGCCAAAGCTGCAGAGAATGTAGAGGTTATTGATGCTGAAGAAGCTGTAATTGAATAAGGTAGAGCTACATGATAAGTACCAACCCTTATTTCATTCTGATAGCAGATACTTTGTTATTACTGGAGGTAGGGGTTCTGGTAAATCGTTCGCTGTAACGGTATTCTTAGCACTTCTAACGTACGCTTTAGATAACAGGATACTATTTACTAGGTACACCATGAGTTCAGCAGGTATGTCTATTATACCAGAATTCTTGGAGAAGCTAGAGTTGATGGGAGTATCAGATAACTTTGACGTAACCAAGGTTGATATTAAGAATAAAGCTACAGACAGTTCAATATACTTTAGTGGCATCAAGACTGCGTCAGGTGACCAGACAGCAAAGCTAAAGTCTATAGCAGGTGTAAATACTTTTGTACTGGATGAAGCTGAAGAGCTGGTAGATGAGGAGAGTTTCGATAAGATTGACTTCTCTATTAGGTCTAAGGATGCCACAAACAGGTGTCTGTTAATTCTAAATCCTACTACAAAGGAGCATTGGATATACCAGAGGTTCTTCCAGAATAGAGGCATACCTGATGGTTTTAACGGTACTAAGGATGGTGTAACATATATACATACAACTTACTTAGACAACATTGAACATCTCTCAGAGTCATTCGTTAATCAGTTAGAGCAAATGAAGGTGCGCAGACCTGATAAGTATAAGCATCAGATAATGGGAGGTTGGTTGCAACGTGCAGAAGGTGTAGTATTTACTGACTGGCAAGTAGGTTCTTATAACTCAGAGATGAAGCTAACTTGTTATGGCTTAGATATAGGATTTAGTAGAGATGAGTCAGTTCTTACAGAAGTATCAGTAGATAAGATAAGAAAGATTATCTGGGTCAAAGAACACTTTTACAAGAAGGGATTAGTTACTTCTAATATATACGACCTATGTGTTAGACACGCAGGTAAGAACCTTATAGTAATTGACAGTAGTGAGCCTAGGCTTATATCTGAACTAAGTACCAGAGGACTGAATGTTACTCCATGTATGAAGAAGAAGGGAAGTATTCTAGCAGGTATAGCACTTATGCAAGACTACAATATTGTACTTCAAGGAGAGAACTTAGTAAAGGAGTTTAACAATTATGTATGGGATGTTAGAGGTGTAAAGCCAAGAGATGCCTACAATCATGGAGTAGATAGTATGCGCTATGCTATTGAGTATCTGTTGCTTAGAACAAATCCTAAAGGAAGTTATGTAGTAAGTTAGGTAGTTACAGATATTATCTGTATATTTGAGCTTTCATAATGATATTTGTTTAGATTAATTGATGTTAAACCCTCTAGTTTTAGATTGCTAGGGGGTTTTTTTGTACGTTATAATGTCAGTGGAGTCAGTGGGGTCATATTTTTTACATATTTATTTGGTCATGTCATTTGGAGGTTGTAGATTTGTATAAACAATAAAACAAAACAACTATGACAAACGCAGTATTTACAATTATCGACAAGCTAGTATCTTCAGGAAAGATATTCTCAGCTAACTTCACTAAAGCAGATGGTACACTACGTACTATGAATTGCAGAGTAGGAGTACAAAAGAACCTTAAAGGTGTTGGCATCAAGTATGACACCCGTAAAGCCCATAACATAATCGTATTCGATATGATTGCAGACGGCTACAGAACTATCAAAACTGATAGACTTAACTGGATACAAGTAGAGGGTAAACGGTATAACTTTAACACACTGTAATTATCATGACAAAGGTAGCAATAGGTATTTTAATACTACTATCGAGCTGTGTAAGGACAGAAACTTGCATAGACTTAAAGACAAGATATTACCTTGAAGACGGTACATACTCACACAGCATAGAAGAGATGTGGTGCGAATAGAGGGAAAAAGATATAACTTTGAAACACTGTAATTATGACCAAAGAAGAGAAAAGAGAGTATGATAAGAAATATAGAGCAGCTAACAAGGAGAGATTCGCAGCTTACTATCAAGCTAATAAAGAAAAGATAAAAGCTAGAACTAAAGCTCGTGGAGAATCTATGAAGCATGAACCTGTAGTTTATTACTTACCAGAGCATCATTACGTAGGTGTTACTGATTGTTTATACCACAGATTAAACCACCATAGAAGTTTCCATAAACGTGTAACAGAGGGCTACGAAATTATATACACTGCTAAAGATATGACAAAAGCTAAAGCAGTAGAAAGATATATGCATTACGAGATGGGTTACAACGGTAAACATGGAGGAACTAAAGGATACTAACAACTAAATATAAGCAATATGGCATCAAGAAACGGTTACAAACGATTAGAAGAAGGGCAAGAGATGCCAAAGGATTTCTGGAATTACTTAGTGAATCCAATAACAGGCTTCTACTACTCTATACTACAGGATAAGGAGAAGATAGGAACACGATACATTAAACCAAATAACGGGGCTAATACAATGGGAAGATGAGAGAAAATCTAGTAGATAAGATATGGAACTGCACATCATGTGGAGCATACAATGCAGGTTCAAACGAATCATGCGGACAATGCAATCTTAGTAGGATTTCAATTCA